TTTCTGCTACAAGTACAACTGGTACTCTACAAGGCACCTTCTGGTCAGAAGTAGACGACTCAAACAGCGATATTAGTTGGACAGAGGTTCATAAAGCTGCATAAAAGTTTTGACAAACTTTAATTTTTAACTTTATATAGGAGATATTATGAGTTCGACATATTCGACAAGTTTAAGAATAGAGTTACAAGCAACTGGTGCAAATTCAGGAACTTGGGGTACTATTACAAACAACAACTTTTCTCAATCTTTAGAGTTTGCTATTGCTGGTGTTGTCGATGTAGCTTGTGGTGACGCTGCAGTCACGACTCTTACGAATGCAGATGGACCACAATCTCAAGCAAACAACCAAGCTAGAAACGCACATATAAGATTAACAGGGGCACATGGTGCAGTAAGAATAGCTCAATTCCCAGCTACTCAAAAAGTTTATTTAATTACAAACGCTACAACAGATTCAGGATCCTCTGGTCCTTACGCAATGACTTGTCGTTTAGGGGCTTCAGGTAATACAATTTCAATAGCTAATGGTACAACTAGACTTGTTTCAACAGATGGAACAAACTGGTTTGATGTTTTTTCTTTAGCTGGTTCAATAGACCTACAAGGTCAAGAATTAGTCATGGATGCGGATGCAGATACAAGTTTAACTGCTGATACAGATGACCAAATAGATATTAAAATTGCAAACATTGATGTTGCAAATGTTACTACAGCTAACTCAGGTGATTTAGTAATTACTAACGCTGTTCAAGATAAAGACATAGCTTTCAAAGGTGATGATGGCGGAGGAGCCATCACTGCTTTAAGTTTAGATATGTCTGATGCAGGTAAAGCTACTTTTAATGGTGTAGTAAACGCTGACGCAGGTGTTACTATCGACAATATTACAATTGACGGAACAGAGATAGATTTATCATCTGGCGATTTAACTTTAGATGTTGCAGGTGATATTATTTTAGACGCAGGTGGTAACAACTTGTCTTTTAAAAGTGGA